GTTTTAGGTCTGGATTTACTTTTATAAACTCCACTCTATTATGTTTATTCTTACCATTAAAGTCCCAAAATGTCTGTTTCCATTGTTGTACCCAATTGACACTTGGTGTTGGTGCGTGATCTGGTAAAACATAGTTTTGTGTGCCTTTGTACATATTATTAACTTTACCTGTTGTACTATTTAAATCATGGCCTATTAGATAGACTTCATCTGGTTGTTCTTTTAAACAGGCAATATAACCAGAAATAGGGCCTGCTGCCCAACCTGGATCTTTTTTATCTTTCAATACATCATTAATACAATTTGATTTATCATTGTCTTCTATCCAAGAAATCTTAATTGATTTTTGTTGTACATATTTTTTATGTTTTGATTTATCTTTTCTTACAACATGAGCCACACCTGCCACACTTGAACCGTGCATTACAAACTGATTGGTTTTTGGTGTTCTTTTGTTTTCATAAAAGGCACCTTCTTCTCTTGCTAATCTTAAATCTTCATCTGTGGCACCAGCCTTAATCATATTTTCATACAGTTCAGCCGGTACTTTTGACCAGTTTCTAAAGTAACATTGATTATTATGACAATAACCACTATGATATATCTCGTGCATTATACCTTGGTCAACACCAACTAATACATCTGGTGTAAAATCTCTATATAAGGCATTACAACCATATATTTTACCGTGTTCTCTTAATTGTCTTAAATCTATACTTCTACGACTTTCACCATTACCTATTACAAATACTCTTTTCATTTGTTTACAAATACATCTTTCATAATCATTCTACATTCTGTTTCATTAAACCTAATAAAAGGTTTTAATCTGGTAAGCGTAGATGAGATTTTAGGCCATACAACTTTCTCGGTAATTTCTTTAGACCAATTCTTACTAAACGATAAAAAGTGGTCAAGCACGATTGCGGTTTGTGATGATAATTTTTTTTGAATAAGTAGGCGTAACAATCTAGGATGTTGTCCGCCACGGCAAACGAAACCATCATCAAAAGAAATATTATTAGAAAGAAAGTCATCACTAATCCGTACACAATCATCTCTAAAGTGATAGGTAAAAGCCTCTTTACGTTTTTTATAATCCAAATAAACATCTTTACCATCTTTTTGTAAAAGATTACCAATCCATCCCTTGCTATCTGAAGCAAAGTTAGCAACAAAGAAATCAAGTATATTATCTTGTCCATATTGTTTACTTAACTTGTGAAAGAAATATCTATCATTTCTTTTTGTAAACGTTTCAAGTTTACAGTTAACCTTTCCATCATATTTAACATAATCATAAGTTTTAGTTGTAAAGTGTAATTTAACTCCCAAATAAACTTTAAATACATCAAACCCTCCATACATAATTAAATAGGCAATTGACCACACTTCGGATACTTTAGCATCCTCTTATTAGTGGCCTCTAACTTAATTTTTTCTTTTAATGATTTTGATATTAGATTTTTTATTGTGCCAGGATCTACTTCTAGTTCCTCACAATATAAAATTACAGCGTCCATATGTGAACACTTTTTTTCTTTGACTATGTTTTCTATTTTTAAACTAAATTCTTTACTATTCATTTTCACCTTTTTTTTGGGTGGTTACTAACGCTAGCTTTCACCACCACAGTTATAACATTACCAATATAACATATTGGCCTTAATTTGTCAACCTTGTTTTTGTATTTCAGTAACTAAATCAAATGTATGAAATAAAATACATCTTTCAAGTGCACTTGGTATATCTAGTACAGCCATTGTGTGGCCTGTTTCTTCGTTAATCATATAAGTTAACATATAAACTGGTTCACCATCTTCTACCATACCTGTTCTACCTAATGATAGATGAAATGGTTTTAAATTGTAGTGATCTATATATGTCTGTATACCTTGTGGCGTACCACATAAAGCAGGCAATTCTAGTTGATAAAGTTCTCCTACAGTTTTTTCATGGTCAGCGTTTGCTGATAACACAAATAAACTAAAGAGTAATCCGATTATTATTTTATTCATTTAGCCCTCTCTGGATAAAATATGGGCCACTTTTTTGATTAACTTGCTTGAATTTTATCTTTGTTTAGTTCTTCATAATATTTATAAAAACCATCAATTGCTTTTATAAGGTCTTGTTCATAATCTTTTTTCTCTTTGATAAAACATTGAGAAGTACCATCTTCACTTGCTAATAAAATAACTATTTGTTCTATTGGTGTACCAAAAGTTTCTTCATACATATGAGCATAGGCCGTTGTTTGCATGAAGTAATTGTCAATCCAACTTTCTTGTCGTTCTTTATTTGCTGTTTTAAAATCAATTACAGATAACTTACCATTATATTCTGCCACACAATCCACTTGGCCGGCAATTGTTAGTTTTTTACTATACATAATTGCCTCTAATAAGTGTATGTTATCTACTTGGTCTATATAAGGTTTTAATAGTTTAAATAAACCTAACGGTAACACATCACGGATAGATGGTGTTTCGTTTTTGATATATTGTTCAACTAAAGTGTGAGTTGCCTTACCTCTACGAGCCGCTCTACCCATTTCCCATTGAGCAACTTTCTCACCAATACTATCACGCCATTTTTGTAGGCCATCTTTTTTAAGTTGACCTAATACTGTTGTAACTGATGGATAGTTTTTACCGTCTATATTATAAAATCTAAAACCATCAACTTTCATGCCTTTGGTTTTAGGAAGTAGTGTCTTGTCTAAATCTATAAATTTAAATTCTTTTTTTGCCATAATATTTCACCTTCATTTATTGTATTATTATAATATAACATAATTTCCATCATCTGTCAAGCCTTATGTGGATCTATAATCCATCAAATGGCTGTTAATTAAATCGGGAGATTTTCTAATCTCTTCCCGTTTCTCTTTTCACTTTGGATCGTAAGATTCGTATTTGGTTTTACCGTTTTCATCCCTAAACGCTCTTAAAATCTGTTTTCGGTTTTCACCATCATTTCTGTATGAACAATGTATCCACCCACTGTTTGGTTCTCCAATATTGTGGTATTCCAAAATCAATTGGTCAAAATCCAAGTTCTCAGCTATGTATTTACATAGTTCAGCATTAGATAATCCATAGACCTCAAAATCGGCCGCCTGGCCTTTAGCGTGTTGTGAATTGACACTTGATCCTATGGCTAAACACAACTCTGGACTACGATACCCACTAGATACAGAAACTACTTTACCATAATGGTCTCTTACTTTCTGTAATACATTTTCACACAATTCTTTCAAGTTATTCATATGATCTTCACTAGGGTTATTACTGATACCTTTACGTTCAGCTGTCTGTGAAGCTGTAAGTTCTTTTAAACTAAAATTATTGCTTAATTTCATTTAACTTTTCCTTTGCTTTTAATTTTAACTTTTTGAGTTCTCTTAATTGAAACCAACTTGTACTTGATCTATCATTATTTCTAACTTCTTCAACTTCATTTACTTGTTTTTTAAGTTCTTTATGTTTTGCTTTCGCTATCATATCAACTCCTTGTTAATTTTAAGATTTTCTCTATTTGTGCCTTTAGTATTGGTTTTCTATTTGGCCAATGTATATAAGGCTCGTCACTTTTAGATAGATTATATAAAAATGGTAATATAACCTTTTCTAAATCTTTAAATCTTTTTTCAGTTTCTTCGTCTGTAGATGTTTTAGTTACAGTTTCTTTATCGGCCACAATTTGCATTATCTCATTCATCATTGACTTTATGTCACCAACGTCTTCTTTTACTTTTGATAATTCTAAATTGTTATTCTCTATAATTTTAGGATCTACTGTAGGCTCTTTTGTGGGTGTTGATGTAACTGGTGTAATACCCCAATCATCATCAAGGTCAAACCCACGCATATAATCTGGTATATCGTCTGCCATTATTTTTTACCTCGTAATCTTTTCTTATGTTTTGCTATTACGTTTTCTGTTTGAGATTGTTTGATAGATTTTTTACCATATCTTTTTGCCAGTTCGCTTTTAGGATGAGCTTCTGCTATTCTACTTAAATTCTCTTTCCATCCACTATCTGTTCTACCTGTTCTCTCACCTGTACTAGATACAATATTTATTCCTTTGATTACCTGTGTAATATGCTTATTACTATGTAATAATTCTTCCATTTCAGAAATAGACATCATATCATCATATTCCTTCTTGGTTTTCTTATTATAAAAAGTATAAACAGGCACTAGTTTGATATGGGTTTTAATGGGTCTTGTTCAAAGTATTTTTTGATAACTTCTAATTGGTCATCATACTCCGCTATTACTTTTAATTCTTTTTCAATTGCTTCCAATACATCCGGGTGCTCACCAATACCTGAAGCATTTTTCAGATATATTTCTACATTCATTCTATGTTTTTCAATATGACCTTTAGCGTGGCTTTTTACAGCCTCAATCACATTTTTTCTATTGTATTCAGCCATTATTTTTCTCCTGTAATTCAGATTCTTCTAATCCTTTTCTTAATATTTCTTCTTCTTCATATGTATATTGTCTTATCATTGGTTTTGCCTTTATTGCTTTGTTAATACTATTTCTTAAATCATCACTAAATGATTCTAAATGTCTATCTGCTTTATTTTGTTTTGATTGTTTATAACTAATATTTAACAGTTCTTGTTCTTTGATTGTTTTTTCTAAAAAGTCCATTAAACTATTCCACTCCATCCATCTTCAGGTTCTTTTTTTCTTGTAAAACTGCCTTTACCTTTTTTAGCTTTAACTACTCTAGGTTTGTACTTTGGTGTTCTAACTTCTTTAGCTATTGGATTTGGTTTTTTAGTACCAAAAATCTCTTCCCAACGTTTTGAGTAAGCGTCATTTGTTGGCCTAGATTTGCCGTCATATTTAAAAGCCATATTACTTCTCTAGTATGCCTTGTATATCGGTTTCAGGCATTAAAAAGTATTCTTTACCATCAACTTTAATTTCTTTACCAGCAAAAGCGGCAAACTTAACTTCATCACCCACCTTCACTGACATTGGTGATCTTTCACCGTCACCTAATTTTTTACCTTTACCACAAGCTACAACTATACCTTGTTGAGGTCTTTCTCTAGTGGTCATAATAATACCACCTTTTGTTTTTTCTTCTTTCTCATCTCCGTAATCAATGAGAACATTATCTCCTAATGGTTTAAACTCTATTGTCATTATCAACTCCTTTTTTGTACCAATCTGGCATTTTTGCTGGACTTTTCCAAGTAGCAAATCTTCTTTTTTCTAATATGTAATATTTACGATAACTAGCAACACTGTCACCTGGCACCTTACAATGTTCAGGCATAGCAGGTTTAGGATCAGTAGCCATCTTATTGTATTTAGCATTCTTTGGTGGATGCTTTAAAATGTCACCAAGTTTATCTATAGTAACATGATTTTTTGTATGATTATATCTTTTCTTATATTCATCATTTAAAGCAATCATATGTTTGTACAACCACATATAATTATAAGCAGATTCAAATAACCATATTGTACTAGGGTGTTTTACCCAGCCTGCCTTATATAAAATAGGTTCTAAATTAGAATTTGGATGTTTCCATCTTTTAAT